GTCGAAAAAAAACGTGTACGGGTTTTAAGGTCGACGGGTTCGGAGGTTTGCTAATGCCTGGACCAGTTCCCAAGCGATCTGAGGAACGTCGACGACGCAATAAACCCGCTGGTGCGCAGCTGACGAAAGGCACTGGCACTTCGGCCGGCGATTTCGCTTGGCCAGATCCCGATGCCGACTGGCATCCCCTTGCCGTCGATCTTTACCTAGGTCTCAAGAACTCGGGCATGGCCCAGTTCTACGAATCAAGCGACATCGCAGTTGCTCGCTATGTCTGCGAGGCAACGAGCCGCAACTTGAAAGACACTCGAATGAGCGGCCAGATGTTCGCTTCGATTATTTCAGCATTAACCAATCTCGGTGCCACAGAGGGCGACCGGCGTCGCTTGCGGATAGAGCTCGATCGAACCGAGCCAGAAACTCCGCCCAGCGTGACGCTGATGGAGGAATATCGACGTGCCGCAGGAGCAGACGGTTAACCCAATTCGGACGTGGCCCGATGTTGTGCCTGCCGACAATCGAACGCTGGGCTGGTCGGCTTTGGCCTGGGCCAGTGATTACCTAAAGCAACCCGACGGCCCCACCGCTGGTGAGCCGTGGCACTACACGCCCGAGCAGGTTCGCATCCTTTTGCGCTGGTACGAAATTGACGCCGAAGGCAAGTTCCTGCATCGTCGAGGTGTTCTGCGACGGCTGAAAGGCTGGGGCAAGGATCCCTTTCTGGCGTCGATCGCAGCGATTGAGCTTTGCGGCCCTTGCCGTTTCGGTGGCTGGTCAGACGTTGGAGAACCGATCGCCATCCAACACCCTTCTCCGTGGATCCAAGTTGCAGCTGTGAGTCGGGATCAAACCCGAAACACGATGACGCTGTTTCCCGGACTCTTTACCGAAGAGGCGAAAACGGAATACCGAATCGACCTTGGTAAAGAGATTATTTATGCCCGAGGCACTGGCCGGTTAGAAGCCGTGACCTCAAGCCCGCGTGCTCTTGAAGGCGGACGACCCACGCTGGTGATCGCCAACGAAACGCATCATTGGCTTCACAATAACGATGGTAAAGCGATGGCAGAGGCCATTCGCCGAAACCTCGCCAAATCTCGTGATGGTTCCGCTCGCGTTATGGAAATCACCAACGCACACCTTCCCGGCGAAGGATCTGTGGCCGAAGATACCTTCGAGGCCTGGCGCAAGAGTGACGGACAAATCGCCGGTGTTTATTACGACTCAGTCGAAGCACCAGAAACTCCCGATTTGAACGATCGAGTGGCCGTCAAGGCCGCGTTAATTGCTACTCGGGGAGATTCCTTCTGGCTGGACGTTGATCGCCTGGCCGATGAAATCGCAGATCCGGTCACACCAGAGACAATCGCACGCCGGTTTTACCTCAACCAGGTCACTGCTTCAGGCTCTACTTGGCTGCCAGATGGCGCCTGGGAGTCGCTAGTAAGTCCCGATCGCACGATCGAGGACCGCCAGACGGTGGTGCTTGGATTCGATGGTTCTCGAACACTTGACTCAACAGCCCTCGTGGCGTTCAGTGTAGAAGATGTGCCCCATCTCGAAGTCATTGGATTGTGGGAACGCCCACTTGACCAACCCGATTGGACCGTGCCCCGAGCTCAGGTGCTCGACAAAATTCGAGAAACCTGCAAACGCTTCAAAGTTCTTTCGGTTGCTTGGGATGATTACCTTTGGCAATCCGAGGGCGAAGAACTTACCGACGAAGGTATCCCGATCCTTCGGGTGCCTCAATCAATGAGTCGGATGGGTCCGGCAACTCAGCGGTTCTACGAAGGCGCAGTCAGCCAAGGGTTCACCCACGCCGGCGATCCACGTCTTGATCGTCACTTGGCAAACGTCTACGCACGAACCGACAGCCGCGGTACTCGATTGGTCAAAGAGTCAAAGAGCTCAGCACGCAAAATCGACCTAATCGTCGCTGCGGTTATGGCCTTTGATGAACTCTCAACAATTTCTGCTCCGGCGGCCCCGAAGATATTTTCGATGGGCTCGCTGTTGACTTGATCGAAAGGTTATCCACCGATGCTAAAGGCGCTTCAGATTCTTGGTCTGCTCGCTGTCGCCGTTGGCGTTGGCTTGATTTACGTTCCTGCTGGCGTCATCGCCGCCGGACTTGGACTCTTCGCAGCTGGTGAATTCCTAAGCGACTCATTTGGGATTGGTAAAAGCGAATGAAGGGCTTAATAAGTTCATACAGGGATCGTGAAGTTCGAGCATCAAACCCATATCAGCCCTGGGGCAACTGGGTGCCACCAACGAACGGCCAACTTGCTTTCGGCGGCGCTGGAGGTCCAGTAACCGAAACCGGCGCTCTGTCGATCGCTGCGGTTTACACTGCAAACTCGATTCTTGCTGACGCAATCGCCACCTTGCCGCTGCGCCAATACCGCACGACGACAATGGGTATGCGCAAGGAAATGGCACCTTCGGCCCTAGTCCAAAATCCATTTGTTGAGATGAGTCAACTCGACTGGATTACTCAAATGCAGTTCAGCCTCGGACTTCGAGGAAACGCCTACGGGATCATCATCGAACGCGATGCCAAGGGTTTCGCTCGACAGGTGATGCCCGTTCATCCTGATCGCGTTTCTATCCGACGCGACTCTCAAGCCGGTCGCCTCCAATACCAGATGAACGGTGACATTCTTGACCTTGATGACGTGTACCACGTTCGAGGTTATTCGATGCCAGGCTCGCCAGTCGGATTAAGCCCGATTGAAGTTTTGCGCACGCCGTTCTCGAACGCCATGAGCGCCGACAATTTCTACGGTGCTTTTTTTGGAAATTCTGCACAGCCGGGTGGACTTCTTCGAGTCCCCGGCGACCTTGACGACGATCAAGCTCGTCAACTTGCTCAACAATGGATGGCCAGCCACCAAGGCGTCGGATCGGCTCACCTTCCGGCGGTCTTGTCAGGCGGCGTCGAATGGGTGCCGTTAACGGTCACACCGCAGGACGCTCAGTTCTTACAAGGCCGCCAATATTCCGAACAACAAATCCTTTCGGGGATTTATCGAATTCCTCCCCACTTCTACGGATCCGTTGACCGCTCGCCTCAGGCCACCGGGATTGAAGAAGTCGAACGCTCGTTTATCACCAACGCTCTTATGGGTTGGCTTCGTCGTCACGAGATCGCTGTCTCGTCTCTTTTGCCAATCGGCCAAGAAGCCCGCTTTGACCTTTCCGAGCGCCTCCGACCCGATTTGCTTACTCGAGCCCAGGTCGCCCAGGTCTACCGAAACATCGGCGTCATCACGCCGGCGGAAGTTCGTGCCAACGAAGGCATGGATGATTTGCCACCCGAATTTGAAGATTGGGCCAACAATCCAATGGCTCCGCTCAACTCAGCCCAAAATGGCGCATATGTCCAACCGGGCGACGAGACCCCAGTGCAAAAAGCACCGTCCGTAAACCCGAATCCGAACGCTCACTAGGAGATACCTGTGGAAACCATCACACCTGATTCCAACATTCGTGCAGCTCTTCAAGAGCAGATGCGTGGCCTTACCGAAACTCGTTGCGTCCGCCAACAGGCCGAAGATGTAACTCCGTTTGAGATGCGAGAAATCCCAAATGGCACCGGCGGCACGTCTTTGTCGTTCACCGGGTACGCATCAATGGTTGAGCGTGGTTACGAAATGTGGAGCCCAGCATTGGGTGACTACACCGAAGTAATTGCTCGTGATGCCTTTACAAAAACCCTTCGTGAAACTCCTGACGTTTCGTTCAAGGTCAATCACGACGGTTTGCCTATGGCCAAAACTTCGGCTGGAGACCTTCAGCTGAGCTCTGACTCAACCGGCCTCTACACCGAAGCCCGCGTCAACCCAGAGCGTGCCGATGTTCTCTTGATGCGTCAAGCCATCGAAGCAGGCCACCTCAACGAAATGTCTTTTGCATTCCGCGTTACACGCCAGGACTGGACCGACGACGGCATGACTCGCCGCATTCAGGAAGTCAACTTAAACAAGGGCGACGTTTCGGTCGTGGAGTTCGGGGCTAACCCCTTCACCGCCGGATCGCTTTCGCTGCGTAACCGCCTCGCTGACGCTGGCGTCACTGCCGAGCAGCTTGTCGCTGCATATCGAGCCCTCACCACGTTCAACGAAACTCGAGCACTTGACCCAGATGTCGCCGCTTGTCTTTCCACCGTTTTACAGCTCGTTTCCATCGCCGATACGGCGGTCGATGTGAGCCAAGTTCTCCTGTCCGAAATGCTGGGTGTTGAAAACCCGGATGAAGATCAGGATGCCGCCCTCGATGAAGGCACACAGCCTTCCGATGACGGCGAAGCCGCAGCGCCTCGACGCAACCGACTGGCATTAGTCCAGTTGCGTTCCGTCGCAGCAAAGCGATAACCCACGCCGCTCAAACAAGACGCCACGCCGGATCCGTTTGGACACCACCTGGCGCACAGATTTGAACACCTGGGAAAGCAAACCCAAACCAACTAGATCATTAGGAGATCACTATGTCTGAAGCAACACCCACGTTGCTGGAGACGTTGATTGAGAAGCGTTCGGCCATGGCCGACGAGGCGCAAGCCATTCTCGACAGCGCCGCCGCAGAAGCTCGTGACCTGACCGAAGTGGAAGAAGCACGCGCTTCTGAACTCCACGAGGAAATGTCATCTGCCTCTAAAGAAATCGAACTGCGCGAGTCAATCGCTCGTTCACGCTTCGCAGCCGAGAAAGCATCTCGCAGCGTTGAAGTGAAGTCAGAGCCTTTAACTTACGACCGTTCTTACCGTCACTCATACTTCAAGGACCTCGCCTCTTCGCGTGGAATCTTTGGTGGTATTGACGCCGAGGCTGACGCTCGTTTGCAGCGCCACGCCAAGGAAATGGACGTTGAATTAACGAAGCGTGTTGCTAGTCGCACCGCCAAGGCAGAGAGCGAAATGCGCTCACTTGGTGCCGGCGAACTTAACGCCTTCGAACGTCGTGCTGGAAACACCACGGTTGGTACCGGTGGTACGTTCGTACCCCCGATCTACATGATCGATGACTGGATCGCATTCCTGCGTTTCGGCCGTCCTTTCGTGAACAGCCTGCGCAACGTGCCGTTGCCTGCTGGAACCGACAGCATCAACATTCCAAAATTGACAACTGGTACCCTGACCGGTGCGCAAACGGCGAACAACGCTGCTTTGTCGAACCGTGACATCGCTGACACCTATGTGACTGCACCCGTGCAGACCCTTGGTGGATACGTTGACATCAGCCTCCAGCTGCTTGAGCAATCCCCCAACCAGATCATCGACGAAATCCTCATGCAGGATATGGCCGCTGATCTTGCCCTTCAGATCGACAATGCCGCTCTGAACGGAACAGGAAGCTCAGGCCAGATCACTGGTTTGCTGAATGTCTCCGGCATCAACACCGTCACCTACACCGACGCTTCCCCAACCCAAGCGAAGCTCTGGAGCCCACTGGCCCAGGGTCTGAGCCAGTTGGTTCAGAACCGTAAGGTTGGAGACGGCGTGACCTGTTTCATGCACCCGCGTCGTTACTACTACCTCGCCGCTGGTCTTGACTCAAGCAACCGTCCGCTCATCGTGCCTTCGAGCATGGGTGCGTACAACCCTCAAGCCACCAACGGCGCTCCTGCTGCTGAAGGCTACGTTGCGAACCTGGTCCTTGGTGTCCCTGTTGTCCTCGATGGTTCAATCCCGACCAACGTGGGTGCTGGTACCAACCAAGACACCATCATCTTCAGCCGTGGAGACGACTCCATCTTCTTTGAGTCAGAGCCTCGCTTTGACGTGTTCAAAGAAGTGCTCGCCTCGACTGCTGCGGTTCGTTTCCGTGCTTACGAGTACGTCGCACTTGCATCTCGTTACGCGACCGCCATCACGGCGATCAACGGAACGGGTCTTGTTGCACCTTCCGGCTTCTAATCAAGCCGGTAGCGCATTCCACCTTTGGGTGGGTGCGCGCAGCGCCCAGGTTTTTCCTCCTTGTTTTTCTTGGACGTTGCGCGAACTCACCCGATAGATCTTGAAAGGATCCAACCATGTCTAATTATCTGACAGCACTTGAGACCGAATTGAAGCACGTTGAAGAAGTGACGGCCGCTGCGGCCGAACACGAACTTGCCGACCTTAAGGCTCGCACTAAGGACATCAAAGCCGAGATCAAGCGCGTGTCTGGTTTGGCCGGAAAGGTCGCCGCCGACGCCAAAGGCATTGAAACGGCCGTTGCTCCGCTCGCCACCGAAGTCGCTTAACCCCGATGGCCGGAACCTTCACCATTACAGGCATGGCCGCTGGTCTTGCTTCTGGCGAAAAGATTATTGGTCCGATTTCTGCGACCGGTAATGCTCTTATCGGCCAGATCACCGATGTGGCACTTTCGAGTGGTGACAATACGTTCACGATTCCTACTGGGGCCGTTGCTGCGTTAATCATCTTCCCCCAAGCCATGACCCAGACGGTCAAACTGCGCACGGGCTCTGATACTGGGGGCTGCATCGTCGGTCCTCAGTCAGCCGCCAACTTTGTGCTGCTTCCGCTGGCGACTGGCGTTTCGTCTCTCATTATCAACGCTTCCGGGGCTGTCACGCTCACCACCGAAATCAACTACATCTAGGAGCTCGCCGTGGCCGCGTATGACTTTGTCATCAAGCAAGGTGACACCCTTCCAGTTTTTACTTGGACAATCACCGATTCAAGCGGCGCCCCGATCAATCTCACCGGGTCAACGGTTAATTTCGTCGTTCGTTCTTTGGTGTCGTCAGCGCCGTTAATTAACACCGCTGCTACCGTTGTGAGTGCTACCGCTGGCACCGTTTCGTTTGCCTTCACAGCCGCTCAGACGGCCACTCCTGGGACGTATATGGCCACATGGGTCATTACTACCTCTGGGGGAGGTACGCAGACGATTCCCACCGACGGTTATCTTTCGATTGCCATTGAAGAGTCATTAGCCACGCCTGGCGGAAACAGTCTTGTTTCTCTGAGTGACGCCAAGGATTACATGACGATTCCTACGTCTGACAAGACTCGGGATCACAAATTGTTGCAGATGATCGCTGGCATCGTTCCAGTCATCGAGCACATCACCGGCCCAGTCATACAGCGCCAGGTGGAAGAATGGCATGACGGCGGACAGCCTTCGCTCATTCTTCGCCAGCGACCCGTTCTTCAGGTCGTGGCAGTGTCTGAGTTTCGTGGTCCAGTTGAGTGGTCGCTTGCATTAGTGCCCGATCCATCTCACGGCACGATCTACTCGGCAACCTTTGAGGCGCCTGCTCGTCTTGTGCGTCGTGGGCCTGGTGGATCATCCTTCTCATTTGCTCCTGGGCGAGAATCAGTCCATGTGGTTTACACCGCTGGACTCGCTTCGGTTCCAGCCAACGTGCGCCTGGCAACACTTGAGTTGCTGCGCATCAACTTTTCACAGACTCAGGCCCGACCGCTTGCTCGAGCATGGCCGTCTGATGGATCGATGGACGACCAAGAGCCCGGTCGAGAAATCCTTGGTTTCTTTGTTCCGAACCGTGTGCGTGAGCTCTTGGAGCCCAGCCGCAAAGCACCTGGCGTGTTCTAATGGCTAATACCACGACGACCTTTTTCGCCGCGTATAACTATTTTCTGGCAACGCTTCGCACTTCATTGACCGGCCTCGCCGATCCGTGGACCGTTTTTGACGGAGACCCGCGCCAAGGCGAATACAACTACGTCGCAGCCCTTCTCGCCACCGGATCATGGGTCACTACCCCGGCTGGTATTGGTGCTGGATCTCCGTCCTTCCCTTTGGACGAGGAATATTCAATCGATGCACGTTTGGCCTGTTGGGATCAAACAATCGATCAATCGCTCACCAGGGCGTCAATAGCGTCGGCCTTTGAAGCAATCATGGCCGGCATTCGTGCAGATCCGACATTGGGCGGAATAGCACTTTGGTCATATCTTTCGGCTGTGGTTTTTGAACAAGGCCCCACCGACGCAAGCGGTTCATTCACACAACTCGACGTGAGCCTCACGGTCCGAGCTCGTATCCACTAGGAGAAACACAAATGGGTAAATGGCGAAACATTAGCGGCGATGACCGCATTATTGGGTTTGGCATTCCGATGCCTCAAACCATCAAAGCCGATGACGTGGCAGTCGTTGACGATGGGGCCGATGAGTCCTACGACAACCAGCCAACGATTTGGGAGCAGGTGTCTGATGCGCCTACCTCGACGCCCTCTACGAAGAAGGCTGCTCCATCTGCTCCCTCTACTGACAACCCTTCAACCGACGCTCCAGCGTCCGAATAGGAGTAAATAATGGCAACCGGTATCCCTTCAGGTCTTGGTGGTTCGTTAGGCTTCGCCGCCGAATCAACCGTCGGAACTTTCGTCACCCCAGCACGTTGGCTGTTTTTTGAAAAAGAATCACTTGCACTCAAGAAAAAGCTTGCCACCTCGGCGGCCTTGAACACCACGCTGTACCAATACGGCACGCGTCGAGTCCTCACGGCCACAGACATCACCGGAGCGGTCGACCTTGAACTTCAGGACCGTCAACTCGGCCTGCTTATTCAACATATGCTTGGCTCAACGCCAGTCGTTACAGCTGCTGGAACCGGCGCCTGGAAGCAAGTGCACAACACCGGCACCAACGCAGGTCTCGGCCTTTCGGTCCAAGTCGGTCGACCTGACATCAACGGAACGGTTAACGCTTTTTCCTATGCCGGCGTTAAGGTTTCTGATTGGTCGATTGACCTTTCAGAAGGTGCCATTGGAAAACTTGCACTGACGCTTGACGGCATCAGTCAAACCACGGCAACCAGCTATAGTGCTCCCTCGTTTATTCAATCGAACCCGCTGCACTTTGCTCAAGGTGCGCTCAAGGTCGGCGGTACCGCAGCAGTGACCTCAGGTGTTACAGCAATCACCGGCGGCGTTGCAACGTCGGGATCCACCTATGCCGCAGCTGTTACACAAATTCAGATCAAATCGACAAACCCAGTCAACACAAACCGTCACACGCTCGGTTCGCTTCTCAAAAAAGAGCAACTTCCGAACGCTATGCGCGTGATCTCGGGCACCGTTGATCTTGAATTTGCGAACTTGACCGATTACTACGCCTACCAAGCAGCAGCAACTGAAGGTTCGTTCGCTTTGGAACTGACTTTGACCGGTGCTCAAATTGCATCATCTGGTTCTAACGCATCGCTCGACATTGTCATCCCGGCCTGTTACGCCGACGACGTGCCGATCAACGTTGATGGCCCGGATACCCTTCACCAAAAAGTGTCGTTCACGGCAATGTCAGACGGTTCTACAACCCCAATTCAGTTCACATACGTTTCGGCGGACTCCGCCGCATAAGGAGGGCAATATGGCAGATACCACATTCACCGTCAATGGTGAAGTGATCCCAGTACCACAGGCAGACACTCTTCGGTTCAAGGAAGCCGTTGCTGCCGAGAAGTTGTACGGCGGTTCGTTTCAGCAACTTACAAAGGACGCCGAGGCTGGCAGTTTGGAAGCCCTCGGCGTTCTGCTGTTCCTGGGCTACCGTCGACTTCACCCAGATGCTTCATACTCAGACTTTGATTTTGCGTTGATGGAACTTGTTGGTGACGCCGAAGTACCCGCCGTGGAGGAAGCGTCAACGGTCCCTACCGTGGCGGCCGACGATTAGAACAACGTCAGCCGCAGTACGTCTTTGAAGCTGCACATCATTTCAACATTCGACCCTGGGAATGGGATTTGCTGAATGTTCGAGAAGCCTTGGAACTTATGGCTCATATCGACAACATTCGAGAAGAAAACCGAAAAGCCGAAGCCAATGCACGGCATTAGCACGGTCGTTGTGGCAGTCGTGGGAAGCATGGCTGTGTTTATTACATGGAAGATGTTTGCCGATGGCTTCTAAAATTGCCAAGGTTGGTGGTGGTGGCGTCACCATCGACACCTCAAGCCTCGACCGTTTCGCTCGACAACTCAAAGCCTCAACACCGCAAATGCGAAAAAGGTTTCGTGACCGGATGAAGCAAGGCCTTGAGGTAGTCGCCGACGACGCTCGAGGTCGAGCAGGGGAATTCTCAACGTCCATTCCAATGGCCATTCGTTCTCGATCGTCAATAACGACCAAAGGCGTCAACGGCTACGTCGAAGTTCCTAAAGGCCGAAGTGGCGCAGCTGGTGTCGCCGTGCTTTTTGAATTTGGTAATTCTACAAAAAGTCATGGTTATGCCGGTGGCGGATCTACATCCTTTCGCCACCCAGTATTCAACTCTGCTGGGCAAAAAAGCAGGGGCGCATCAAAAACAGGTGGGGCTTGGGCTGCCGATCGAGGTGCTTCGATAAATATCGGAAGCAGAAATGCTCGAGCGCGCAAAAAGCACGGCTCGGGCTGGGGTTGGGCTACCCAAAACACCCATCCATTTATGCGCCCGGCCTTGGCCGCTAAGCGTGAAGTGGTCATTGAGTTAATCGACCAGGCGATCAAAGACACCGTTTCTGATCTTTCCCAAAATTCTTAGTGAGGCACCGTGGCATCTAGTGACGTTCTTCTACGTTTAGCGGTTCTCATGGATTCGTCTGGTGCCCTCAAGGGCATGGACGATCTTTCGCTCAAGGCCGATGAATCTTCAAAGAAGATGGCGAAGTCTTACGACGAAGCCACCTCAAAACTTGGCAGTTCCTTTTCGAGCCTTGGACAATTAGCCGGGAACTATGGTTTGCCGGTCCAGGGCGTCTTTGACGGAATTGGCAAGAAGCTTGACGACGCAAAACTCAAAGGTGAAGGTTTCTCTGGGGCAATCAAATCAATGTCGGGAACGGCAGCCCTCGCTGGCGCAGCTGGTGTCGCCGCTTTGGCCGGAGAGTCAATCAAACTTGCCAGCGGTTTCGATGATGCCAAAAACAGTCTTGAGGCGGCAGTTAAGGCCTCGGGGTCGTCGTTGCCGAAATACCAAAGCCAACTTGACGCCGCCACCCAAAAGATGGCTGGTTTGGGCTTCAGCTCGACAGATGTTTATAAGGCTTTGACCAAAGGCGTTATTTCTACGCAAAGCGCTTCCGAATCAATTGGTTCCCTAGGCCTGGCCGCCGACCTTGCTCGAACCAAGCACATCAGTTTGGCCGATGCCACCGACATCGTCGACAAGGCTATGACCGGCAATTTGCGACCGCTCAAGCAGATGGGAATCGATCTTCCGATCGCCGCCACCAACGCTCTCAAGCTTCAACAGGCCCACCAAAAGGTTTCAACCGCAACCTCAACGCTTACTCAATTCCTGGCCACCCACGCCGGCGCCGTCAATACCACCTCCAAGGCACACGCTCAGTATGAGACGCTTCTTGGAAAAGTCAAAACGGCCCAAGACGCAGCGGCAACGGCAGCAAGCGCTCACGACAAAATCATTGATGCGTTGAGCCAACGATTGGGCGGGCAAGCAACGGCCTACGCCAAGACCTTCTCCGGTCAGATGGCGACCACGAAAGCAAACCTTGACAACGTGGCGATTTCTGTTGGATCAACGCTACTTCCGGTGGTTGATAAATTGTCCGGTTGGTTCGCCAAGTTCGCGACATTCCTTGCGACGCACAAAGAATTTCTTATTGGCCTTGCAATCGTTTTCGGGGTTCTGCTGACCGTAGCAACCTATTCGTGGGCCGCTTCCCTGTTTGCGGTTGATGGAGCATTGGAACCACTGGCTGGAACGCTGTTTGCAATCGAAGCCCCGATCTGGTTAATAGTTGCGGCCATCGCTGCCGTTATCTTGATTGGCTATGAGCTCTATGAGCACTGGGGAGCCGTCTGGGGTTTTATCAAGCAAATTGCCATTGATGCTTGGCAGTTCATTGACAATAATGTTGTTCACCCGATCGCCAGCGCATTCACAACCGCGTTTGATGCCGTCAAGGGAGTGTTCACCGACGTTATTAATTGGATCCAACAGAACTGGGGGTTGATTCTTGGAATCATCACCGGCCCCATTGGCTTGGCGATCTACTTCATCGCCAGCGATTGGAACGGCATCGTTGGTTTCTTTCAGGGACTCATAAAAACCATCGGCGGTATTTTCGGATCAATTGGGGACACCATCACAAACGCTTTCAAAAACGCCATCAACACTGCTATCGGGGCAGTTAATGTTTTGATTCGAGGTTTTGACAGTATTTCCGGCTGGGTAAGCGGACCTCATATCGACACAATTCCCGAATTCAGGGCAATGGGCGGCCCAGTGTCTGCCTTCAATCCCTACATCGTCGGTGAAAAGGGTCCCGAACTTTTTGTCCCGAGTACGTCGGGCTCAATCATTCCAAATGGAGGCGGCGGTGCCGGTTCCACCATCAACGTGTATGCCTCGACCAACGCCAATCCGTCGGATATTGCGACAGAGGTTGGCTGGGCGCTGCGCACCATGGCTTCTTAAGGCGGATTAATGACTTTTCCAACGACCGCTGCGCCGTCATTGAGTAATTATCAAATCTCCTACAACGGTCTCACGATGGGACCTGGTACGGCCTACGGGATCCAGCAGCTCTCAGGGCTTGACCTTCCGGCGCTGTCGTCAGGCGACGCTCAGCGACCTCGAGATCACGGTCAGTTCCTGGGCTACAACTTCTATCAAGGCCGGGACATCACCATCACAGGTGACATCAACGCCGACGCCACGAGTTTTACTCACGCTATTCAGACTTTGGCCACTGCTACGGTTGACCAAATCTCTAACGAATACCCGTTGTGGTTTCAATTTCCCAACCTGCCAGTTCTTGGCTCCATGGTTCGTCCCATCAAACGAGCAATTCCTGTTGACGTGAACTGGGTCGGTGGCTTGGCCTCAATGTCCATGCTCTTTCATGCTTCCGACCCTCGGCTCTACTCCACACCTCAAAGCGCCTCGGCGGGACTCGGAACGCCTGTGGGCGGATTGGCGTTCAACGTAACCTTCAACGCATCTTTTGGAGGAGGAACGGTTGCTGGTATCGCCACTTGTGTGAACTCGGGGAATATCGACACTCGACCCAGCTTTACCATTACCGGGCCTTGCACCAACCCCACTATCTATAACGCCACTTCGGGCTACTCAATTACGTTGACCAACCCGAGCCAAACCGGCTACACGGTTCTTTCGGGCGACCAGGTTGTCATCGACACCGACCTCCACTCTGTCAATTACTACTCAGGCGGTATCGCTGCTGGGAACCCAGCAGCACGGCGGTTCTGGATCAAAGCCGGATCAACGTGGCCGAACGTAGTCAACGGAGTAAACGCCCTCGGGCCCGGAACAAATATCATCCAATTCACATCACAAGACTCAAGCGCAGTGGCAGGGACCCTTTCGGTCAACTGGTGCTCCGCTTATATGCTTTAGGAGGCATTCGCCATGGCAGCACAAACCCCGCCCTACGCACAGCAAAACGGCTCGCACACTGCGGCACTGTTTCGCCAAGCCTTCACCTCCCTCTTCGGCGCTACGCAGCCGGGCACCTTGGCATCCACGGCGGGTGGCGTAGTTAACACGACCGACCTAGCGGTCACAGCTCAAGTCAGCCCCAATATGACCGTCAACGTGGCTGGTGGATCGTCCTGGATTCCTCAGACCCAGGCGGCCAACGGTGGCCTCTACTTTGGCTTGAACGACGCCACGGTCGTGGTGGCAATCGCCGCATCCAGCGCCACGAACCCACGCGTTGACCTCATCTGTGCCACGGTCAACGACGCTGCCTACTCGGGCTCAACAAACAACTGGACGATCCAGGCCATAACCGGCACTCCAACGGCCGGTGCCAACCTGACTAACAAGAACGGGGCGGGAGCTCTTCCCGTCGCCTCAATTCCGCTGGCTTACGTCCTTGTGCCAGCATCTTCAACTTCAGTCACGACTGGAAACATTCAGGACGCTCGCACGTTCATGGGGATGCCAAACGCCAGCCGAAGCAACCCTGTTGGAATTACGACGGCTGCAAACGCTCAGAACATTGGTACTTCTTCTACCCTTGTGACGTGGACCGGTGCCACGGTGAAAGGCGGCGTCACGTTCACCTCTAATGCCTTCGTCGTTCCGGTTGCCGGTTTGTATCAAGTCAACGGTGCAGTCTCTTCGTCAAGCTCCGGAACGGCTGGAAACACCGCCGTGGCGATCTATCAAAACGGTACGTTTCAAGTGAACGGTCAGGTGCCTGGAAGTACGTCGGGTTTCTACGGGGGTAACTGTTCGGGAATCATTCAATGCGCAGCCGGCGACGCCTTGGCCATGTACGTCAGTTTCCCGGCGGCTTCCTCGGGTGTCTTCACGGGACAGCAAACCAAGTTCAGCATTGCGCTTGTGTCGCAGTAATAAATTGATGACCTCGATGGCGGAGAGGGAGGGATTCGAACCCTCGGCGAGGCAAAACCCCGCAACTGCTTAGCAGGCAGCTCCCTTCGGCCGCTCGGGCACCTCTCCTTGTAGCGCCCAACGATACCCCGGCAACCTTTCGACGACGAATCAGCAAGGAGATCGCATGGCTGGAGTAGTCACTTATTACGCCTACGACCTAACGACCGGCACGCTGATCGCGGAGCTGCCGCTCACGCAGGTTCGTTGGAATCAACGCCTCAATCAGGCTGGATCCTTCTCAGGCCAGATCAACTTTCGTGACGCTCGATTACCCCTGGTTGATGTCATCAACTCCACTCGTCCTGGCCGAACGCTTCTGGTCGTTGACATTGATGGCACTCCCTCATGGTCGGGAATTATCTGGACGCGAAACTACGCCCAATCAAAAGGAATCGTACAAATCGGCGCTCAGGAAATATGGTCGTACTTCAACCTGATCGTTCAACACGTCGACTACACCAACCCACCCGCTTCGGCCACATATTGGTCCGGGGCCGCTGGAAGCGCAGCTGACGCTTGTTACGTTTCGGCTCAGATCTTTAGTGATGCGGGCAAGATACCAGGTGCAGCTTTCAACGCCACCGTTTTTCCTCTGGGAATCAATATCGTGGAAACCTCAACGAACTCCAGCCCGGTGGTCGTGTCATACCCAATCTCGCAGTTGTCGACGATCTCGTCAATGATTACAACTCTCTCGGGTGGTGGCTACGGCACTGGGTTTGATTTTTATATTTCCACGGCCTGGCAGGGATCATTGACTGGCGGCGTACCGGTACACACAATGAACTTTTATTACCCTCGACTTGGCCGCATCGCCGGCCAAACCGGACTGGTGGTTGACTCTCAATCGGTCATGGATTACCAATGGCCCGAGGATGCTACTCAGATGGCAAACTCGATTTATCTCAACGCCACGATTTCTGGTCAGAATCAAACTCAGATTCAGGCGCAAGGCACGGCCTCGCTGAACGCTGGCTATCCCTTGCTTGAAAAAACTACTTCTGCGACCAACGTGCAAACCACTTCAGTGGCCAACACCATCGCCGCCGGCGACCTCGCTCAATTCGAGTGGCCGATAGCAACCCCTCAATTTACGGTGCCGATGTTCCAGGGCGACTTAACGGTCAACGACTACATCATCGGTGACGACATCAGGGTCATCATGCAACCCGACGAGCGATTCCTTACCGGCTTTGATATTTACATGAGAATCGTCGGCATCGATTACACGCTTGGCGACAGTGGAGTTTCAACTATGACCATGACACTCAATATGCCACCGGCGTTAGCCCCAACCCCAGCACCGCCGCTCTAATGCCAACCCCTAACCCACCTGCCAAGGACTATCTGTTCAATCAAATCGCCGATTTGCAAGCTCGCATCAAAAACCTTGAGCAACAACCAAAAGTTCAAACAACGTCTGCTTATTCCGCAACTCAGATATCTACGTCGTCAAGCACGCTGGTCGCTTTGTCTCCCAGCCCATCGTTCACCGCAACCATCGGAGCGTCGGGATCTTGCGTCGTGTCCTGCTCGTCAATGATGTGGTCCTCAACGGCGGGAAACCAAAGCGTCGTGTGGCTTTTTATCGATGGCAACCTGAACGCAGCGATTCTTCAATATCAACAACCATCCACGTATGGGATCGCAACGTGTGGGGGTTTTTTGCAAGTCACGGGATTGACTCCCGGAAATCATGGTTTTTCGCTTCGTTACAATCTCAGCGGCGGTAGCGGTTTGGTTTATTTTCAAAACATTTTTCTAGGCGTTCAACCAATTTAATCCGAAAGGATCTTATGCGTTTTGTGCAACGCTTCTTTGTCGCGCTCGCAGTTATCGTGGGCGCTACCCCATTGATGGCCTCTGGCGCTCAAGCATCCAACCCCATTGATAATTCTTCGTGCGATTCGTGGATTCGCGTTATCGACGTGAGCTCGTACCAGCCAAACATCGACTGGAACGCCGCCAGGTCCGCTGGGGTCTCTGGGGCTTGGATCAAAGCGACCGAAGGCACCGGCTACATCAACCCTTCGTTCGGTAATCAAAAGTTCGGCGCTTCGTCGGTCGGCCTGCCGTGGGGTGGCTATGACTTCGCTACCCCCTCAGACAATGCCGTGCAAGACGCCACCTATTTCGTACAAGCCGGTGGTGCTTCGGGAACCTTGGCGCCGGTGCTTGACCTTGAGCAATCCTCAGGACAATCCGAACAGACGGTCGTTCTTTGGGCGACCTGGTGGGCCAACACGGTGCGAGCCCTTACCGGCCGACAGCCGTTGCTTTACACCGGGGGCTACTACCCATGGTCAGGCGATGGAAACCTTCCCGCCGCATTCCCTCTTGGCGTTTGGGTCGCCGCCTACCCCCTCGGCTACACCACGCCTAACGGCAATTCCTCATGTGGTCTGTCTCCTTACCCGAATTCAGGATCCTTCAACGGATGGGCCGCTTGGCAATACACCTCGGTGGGCCAGATCAGCGGTATCGCTCCCTCAAACGTCGACGTGACCTCAGTGACTCCAACCCTATGGTCAGAAATGACCGGTGGCGCAGCAGTGCCGTCCTTGAGCGGAGCACCCGCCTCGACAGCTCTTACCGTGGGCTCGACTGGAACTTCGGTTATTCAAGTTCAATCGGAACTCAACTTCTGGCAAGGATCCGGCCTAACGGTCGACGGTCAATACGGCCCCGCCACCGCAGCTGCCGTAACGTCATTTCAAGCCAACGTACTTGACGTCAACGCCGATGGCGTTTGGGGGCCAGCGACTCAATCGGCTTATGACTCATTTACCGCTGCGATGACCGCACTGGCCAAAGCCAAAGCCGCTTCTGATGCCGCCGCCGCAGCGAAAGCCGCCACCGATGCCGCCGCTGCCGCTCAAGCAGCGCAAGCCGCAGCTCAGGCGAGGTCCGTCGCTCAAGCAGCCGCCGCCAAACTTGCTTTTGATAAGCACTGCCAAACGCTCGTTCTGCGACCTGGGACTACCAGCACCTGTGTTGGCTACGCCCAAACGCTTCTTGTCGCTCGAGGTTTCCCGATTCCGATTGACAATACTTTCGGCAAAAAAACTCTCCTTGCAACGATCAACATTCAAACGCTTCATCACATCAAGCCAGTCACCGGCGTCATTGGAGCCAAGACCTGGAAGGTGATTGCGCCATGAGCAAACCCGAAATCATCGGCATCGCAGTAGCCGCCGTTTTCTTGGTCCTATGGATCACGACTCGGGGGAGATAGTTCGATGAACCATTGGAATATTTTTGCCAGTATTGGCGCATCGTTTGTAATCATCACCGGCGGCTGTTGGGGCATCGTTCGTTGGTGGCATAAACAAATTGTTGACACGGTATCGGACAAACTGAAAAGCATCGACAACGCTGTCAATCATCGCAAAGAAGGCGAACCACGCTTAGTTGAGATGGTTGAGGATATCCTCACTGAGACTAGAGATGTGAAAATTGACATAGAGAGACTCAACACAAAGGTGGAACGTCACCTTGGATGGCACGAGGGCTCCAGGAGCGCATAATGAACCCAGCGGTTTATGTCCCTATCGCCGCCGCCCTTTGCACCGCCGCCGCGACAATCACCGCTGGAACCATCTCTGCTCGAGCAGCTCTGCGATCGGTTCGAAAATCCGAGGAAATTCATCGTGAGGTTGCAACGCCTCCCGAAGATCCATCGATTGCTGTAATGATTCCCGAACTATTCAAAGAAACTTTCCGACAAGGCGCACAAATCGACGCAGTCACCGAACGTCTTGAGCGGCACATCAGAGAACATGGTGATCTTTCGTGAAACAGAAACCATCACACTGGGATTTTCACCCCAAGGTTCGCTCTGGCGATCAACTTACCTTTGGCGAAAAAGCGGCCGATCAACTTCGCCACGGCCTCGGATCCTGGTTTTTTGTTCTCGGATTTATTGGCGTCATTTTTATTTGGATCGCGCTTAATGCCACGGTTCTGGCTTTTGACCATTACCCCTACATCCTTTTGAATCTCATCCTTTCAACACTTGCTGGGCTTCAAGGGGCAGTGTTGCTCATCGCCGCCAAACGATCGGACGCAATTTCGGCGCAACTGGCAAAACATCATTTTGAGATTTCATCAGAAATGCACCATATGCTTCAAGAAATTCACTCAATCAACAAACCCGAACGCTGTTACGACTGCAAGGTTGGAAAGCACGGACAATGAGCACCTGGACTCAGATTGCTTTATATAGTGCCGTCGGTTGTGTCGGAATGTTCATTCAAGATGCTGTTGGCACTTTTATGGTCAAGGCCATCGGTGCTGGCCGAGCATTTCTTGCTGGCTCCATGGACGCCGCCGGCGACCTCGCCAAGATAGCCATCCTTTCCATCTCTGGAGTGCAGCTCACCCACAAGTTTGGTTGGCAAGGGTTTCTTGGAATTATTCCCATTGTCGTTGTGGGTTTTGCCACGACGGTCATCAGTACGCATCTCTCAAAGAAATTTGTTACTGACAAAGAGGACGAAGCAAACGATTCAAATCGTGATGCTCGGATCCTGGCGCTTGAGGCGCACGTTGCCGCACTAAGCAAATCAGTGGGCAAAACCTGATCTCAAATAGAGAAAAGCATGGAAGGTGGTCGGCATGACGACTCAAGAAATAGACCTGTCGGAGTTTATTGAGGTGTCGAAACCTGTGGGGTACTCCTGCTGGTATCGAACCATTGACATTACCGTAGAGCAGCGAGAGAAGCTCGACGCCGCTTTGGCGACGCCGTCCATTACCGCCGAGGCCATTTCTCGCGTTTTGGCAAAATGGGGATTTCGAAAAGGTGGGGCAACTATTCGCAATCATCGAGCCGGAACTTGTGGATGCTTCAATGGTTGACCTTTCGGAGTTTCAGCCTCGCGTCAAACACGTCCACCCGCAAGGCTGGGAACCATCGGTTTCTTGGACCGGCACTGGCGGCACGATCAACACCGGCCCGCTTGAGCACGAACCCGACGACGCCATTTGGCTCACTCTCATTGAAGATTGGGGTCTCGATCCTGCTTCTACGCGGATCATCCCTGGTTCGGTGCAAATCAGAGCATGGGACACCCAGACGCCAGAGGGTATTCAACGGCTCAAGTATTACCGGGCTCGCATCGAACCCATCTTCGCCACCGAGGGTCGGGCCGATGTCGACGAGCTCTGTGCATCCATTGTCAAGCGTAGGCCCGCCAAGGTCAAAGTCAAGACCGGCGACCTGTCTTTCCTGATCTTGTTGAGCGACATTCAACTTGGCAAGGGTGAA